GTATAAATTTTCTGTAGAATCAAAGATTCTTCCCCCTGGGTTTATCGGGTGAGCCATTTTGTCCGAAGCTCCGCAATGCCCGATAACGAAAAGAGGTCGAAATCCTTATGTTATAAAGGACTTCGACCATGTCTTGTTGCGGAGGCAGGATTGGACATTTGTCAATGTTGTCTCGTAACGACCTCATTATCAAATAACATTAATTGTTAAAATTAGTGTTTTTCTACTCTCTGTTGTCCTTATTTTGTCCTAATTGCAAGACCATATCCAATCTTTTTCCGAGGTCGCTGTTTGCTTTTTTAAGGTCATCAATACGCTGATTTTTCTCCTCGATGACCATTTTTAGTGCCTTAACCTCAGCTCTAAGAGTCGTAACGTCTGTATTTACGTAGTTACTGTTGATGACGTTATGATGTCCGTTTACTGTCGGACTGTCCGAGTTGTTGTCCGACCTTATTAAGATATCCTCTATTGAGCATCCTAATATATCTGCCATCCTGACAAGGGTGGAGACTTTGACGTCTGGGCGGGCGTCAAAGTAAGTTATCCCGTTGTGACTGTTTGGCCCCCAGAGGCTTTTGCTGAAATCCTTAAATGTGATTCCAGCTCGCGTGAGCAATTCCTTTACTCTCGCGCTCTTGATAGTGTTATTTTCGTACTTCATACTTAATAAAGGTTAAATCCTACTATATAGAGAGTTAAAATCTTAATAAAGTAGGATATTGTCCGACTTTTGTTACTAACTTTGCGTCAAAGTTAGACACTAATTTTGATATTAACAAGAAAATGGAGCATAATTTCGATTCGTTGAACCTAGAGGTTTATTACTCTAAGCTGTCCAAAAAGGACAAAGCCAAATACCTGAAGTATTTGATGATTAATTACGATCTGAACTATAACACTATCCGACGCAAGCTGAGCGGTGCGATGGGGTATAACCTTAACACACTTGAGCGCATGGCTTGCAAGGAGGCTATTGAAAAGGAGGCAGAATGGAGACATTAGAATTTTTTACAACGCCCGACGGCTTCGTGCAATTTAAAAAGCCGGGCGAGGATGCAAGACGGCTGACCAAGTTTAATGCTGATATTATCGACAAGGTCGATGGTATAGTCAAGACTCGTTTCCCTGAGAGTTACGCAACATTGGCTAAGCTCTACCGTAACAATAAGTTTAAGATGGTTGATAGGTTTATCCGCTGCAATTTCGGCGAGCATGACACGCTCACGCAAGATATTGATAACCAAATTGTGAATTTCGAGGAGGTCAAATGCCCTTTGCGTGGCATCTGCGAATTTCAGGGCGTCATCTGCAAGCCAAAATCAATGGTTAACCTGTCAAAGTGTGAGCGTCAGATTGCTGACCTCTACCTTGAGGGTCTCACGTTTACTCAGATAGCTGAGCGACTCAACAAAAATGCTCAGACTGTCAAGGTGCAGCTGATGCATATTAAGAGAAAATGTGGTGTCAAGCACTGCCGCGACATAATCAGAGTTCTACGTCTCAAAACTTACTAATCATGGTCATGAAGAAGATAATGTTTAATGATAGAGTTGCCCCGATGACATACTATGTTATTGATGGGCTTAAAACACAGACAAGACGTCTGGTATCTGAGGTGTCGGGACGAAAGGGTGCGAGATTAAAACTTGTTTTGGGTAAGATTAGGAATGAAATACATGTGTGGGCGCAGGGTCTTTATTATGGTCACGTCTGGGCGGGTCTCTTTTGCGATGAGGTCAGTGAGATGAGTGAAGGCGAGTATTATCTACGTTTTGATGATGATACTTGTTTAAAAGTCAAATCTCAATACAAAGAGGGTGAGGTTGTTGGTGTCGCTCAGTGCTACTCGGATTTATTTCTTTATGAGGTTTTTCATCTTAAACGCAAATCAAAAAAAATAGATATAGATGATATCCTAAAATCGCCCGGTTATAGAAACAAGCTTTTTGTGAGAGCTGATTTAATGAGATATTATATAAAAATAACGGGTGTGCGCGTCGAGTATCTGCAAGACATTTCTGATAAAGATATTTTTGCAGAGGGATTTTTTAATAAAGATGAGTTCTTCAAGACCTTTAAAAGATTATACGGGGCTAAGGTCTGGGAGACTAATCCGCTCGTCTTTGTTTATGATTTTGAGCGCTACGATAATGCTGCAGATATTTTTAAATAAATGCGATGGCTGCAAGCATAAGCGACTTTGTATAAATGGTCGCTTTTGCTTGCTGAAAAACAAATATGTCGAATACCTAAAAATTATAGATTGCAATGATAAAGATAAATATTGACGACTATATCGCTTTTACAAATAAGTTGATAGATGCTAATAAGCTTCAGAGGACTTTCCACATTGTTGAGTTCGTCGAGGGCTGTTGTCTTGCCATAGATGGTAGCGGCGATGATGTTGCTTTAGAGCTACAGAGAGATACAAGAGTGTTCTTTTGGGATAAGTTCGGTCATGCCTATAGGCTTACGTCTGAGCGTCCCGCACAAATTAGACCTATTCTCAATGTCGATTTACTCGATAATAAGAGCATCGGGTTGTCCAGGTCTGTAGATCTCATCCGTGTTCCTTGCTTTGACTATCCTGAGAGTGATTTCCAGTCTGATGATGAGGGCGATGATGCTCTTGTTAATATGAGGAGAGCTATCGAGGCATGCAAGGCTTGGGGGCGCCCGATATTTGGTTTTATGGCTGACAATAATGATACAAACAAGCTGCTCTCATGGTGTGGTGGTGATAAGGCTTTTATTACAAAAGCTTTTGCGAAGCTGATGACGGAGAGCGATGATTTTTCAAAGATCATACTTCAGGCTGCTGAGATGAGCTCTAAGATTCTCTCAGCAGCCGAGCGCGACACTAACGCTTCGTGATAGCGTGATTTCGCAACATATCGCGCCGTGTGACATGCGTTTTTGTCATGCTCACGGCGTTACTTAACTTTGTCTCAGAAGATAAAAAAGAGCAAAAATGATAACAGTTAACCAAATACTTAACGCAACGAACGGAGGCTTGGACATCATATTGTCTATTTACCCTCAAGCGCGAGTCTGTGTCGGTCAGCGAAATAAACATTTCGCCATCCGCGACGAGAAAACGCCATCGGCGTCGTTGCGTCAATTCAACTCTGCCAAATACGGGGCTATCTGGCAGGTTACCGACTTCGGCGGTGAGGGCCGTGGCGAGAATGCCATCGACATCTTTATGCGTGAGAACGGCTACGACCGCTCACGCTTTAATGAGGCTATCCTTAAACTCGCTGCGCAGTTTGACGTGCGCGATGAACTCGACCGCACAGTCAATCGTCCAGAGATACGTCAGCGTGATGCGAGGGTCGAGGAACTTGACGGTACACGTCCGTTTGAGCTAAACGAGAAGTTTACTGAAGCTGAGCTCAAGGCTCTTGGCCCGCGCGTTACACAAGCAGACGTCGATGCGCTGCATTGGCACTCGGTCAAGTGGATAGGGTACGTCAAAGACCGAAAAATGACGATAAAGCACTCTACTGAGAATTATCCGATTTTTATGCGTGAGTGCATCATTGAGGAGGCGTCGGGCAACAAGCCTGAGACTAAGTTTTATAAGGTGTACGAGCCTTTTAATTGCGACAAAGGCTTCCGGTTTTCCTACACTCCTACAGGTGCCAAACCTCGTTACTATGTCAATGGTCTTGCTGAGCTCAAAAAGGCTTACCGTGAATTTAACGCTAAGGAAGAGAAAGAGTGGGTCGCCTCTCATGAGGACGGCAAGCCCTACAAAGAACAAAAGCTTCCGGAGGCTGTTATCTGCTCTGGCGAGCGCGACTCGCTTTGCTGCAAGTCGATGGGCTATCATCCGTTATGGTTTAATTCCGAGACCTATCAGCTCTCTGTTGAGGAGTACAAGGAGATTATGAAGTATGTCGAGGTGCTCTACAATATACCCGATATAGACGAGACGGGCCGACGTAAAGGCCGTGAGCTCGCTCTACGCTTTATCGACATTCACACGGCATGGCTCCCGGACAAACTGCAGACTTATAAGGACAATAGAGGCAAACCGCGTAAAGATCTGCGTGACTGGCTCGAGATTCACAGCGAGAGAAAAGACTTCCGCAACCTCCTCCGCGTCGCCATGCCGGCGAAGTTCTGGGTGCAATACTATAATAAAGACGGCAAGATAAAGACCGAGGTCGACACGGCTTGCTTGTATAACTTCCTTCAGCTAAACGGCTTCTACGCACTGCATAACGAGAACGCTGAGATTACTCAGTTTATACGCATCGAGGGCAATATCGTCAAGCCGATTAACGTCAAGGGTGTGCGCGAGTTTGTCCGGAAATGGGTGGTGGATAGGTTCGAAGACCGCAATGTCCTCAACCTTGTTCTCAATACTCCAAAGCTATCTCCTGCAGCGCTTGAGTCACTACAAGAAATTGATTTGGACTTTACGAGCTATACTTCAGACTCGCAGTACTTCTTCTTTCCGAACAAAACTGTCGAGGTTACAAAGCCGAGCGAGAAGCTACCAAGCGGCATAAAAGAGCATGAGCCTGGCGCTGATGAACTGCATAACTACGTGTGGGCCGATGATGTTATACCTCATCGCTTTAAGGTCTTACCTGATATGTTTAAAGTCAAACAGACAAAAGGTGATGACGGTCAAATTAAACTCGATATTGATATTATTGCAGTTAAGAGCCATTTTTTTGGCTATCTTATTAATACTTCGCGGCTTTACTGGAGAGAGGAGACAGAGGTCCGATTCGGCGATGATAGAGAGGCTACTGCAGATTACGTTAAGGCTAATCCTTTTCGCATCGATGGTGATGGTCTGCTGCCTGAACAGATTGCTGAGCAAAAGCAAAATCTCATTAACAAGATTTTTACTTTTGGTTATATGCTTCATCGGTATAAGGACATGGCACGTGCTTGGGCTCCGTTGGCTATGGACAACAAAATCGGTGATATCGACGAGTGTAATGGCCGCTCGGGCAAGTCTTTCTTTTTTAAGGTCTTGTCATTTTTGATGAAGTCGGTTAAGCTGTCCGGTCGAAATGCGAAGCTCTTGGACAATCCTCATGTTTTTGAGCAGTGTACGCAGTATACTGATTTATTGCTTGTCGATGACTGCGACCAGTATCTGAACTTAGGCCCGTTTTACGACATCATTACATCAGATCTTACTGTCAACCCGAAGAACAACCACGTGTTTACGATAGGGTACGAGGACGCTCCTAAAATCGCATTGACGACTAATTATGTGCCTAAAGATTTCGATCCATCCACTGAAGCCCGATCTTTGTATATGGTTTTTAGCGATTGGTATCACCAGAAGACTGAGGATAACGATTATAGAGAGACCAGATCTATAAGTGATGATTTTGGCAAAACTCTATACGCTTACGACTATAGCGAGGACGAGTGGAATGCTGATCTCAACTTCTGGCTGCAGTGCTGCCGTGTTTACATGTCACTTAAGGACACTGGCATTAAACCGCAGCCGCCTATGGCGAATATGACTATACGACACCTCAAAGCGTCGATGGGCGCCAACTTCGAGGACTGGGCTGAGGGCTATTTTAGCCCGGAAAGCGGGCATCTGGACACATATCTAGCACGTGATGATGTGTTTAATGAGTATCAGAGATTTTCTAATGTCAGCCGCATTACCATGCAGGCGTTTACTAAGCGCCTCAAGGCGTTTTGTAAGCTCTGTCCGTGGGTTGACTGCCTTAACCCTCCGGAGCTATGCAATGCAGGAGGTCGCATACAGAGAGCTGTGCAAATAACGCCGGAGCTACGCAAGACAAAGGATATGATTTATATACGCTCATTAAGGTTAGACACTAAATCAGACGTTAACGAACCGACTCTTAATTTCTCTGCCGAGGATGATACACCATTTTAATATATACTTTATCATTTTGCTTTAATCTTCAATAGGTGGGCGGGCTACCAGGTTTACAACCTGTGTGGTCCGCCTTTTTCAATATCACAAACTGACGTACATCCGTTACAAAGTATTCCATTTTTCCACAGGTTTTTATAGGCTCGACTACGACGGCGCCCTTTGCTCTCCCCGACACTCCTCTTTTATTTGTTCAAAAACTTTGTGATTTTGTAATAAGATGTTCCAAAAAGTCATAAATAACATAAAATAAGGCAGTTACAACTATCACAAAAAATCACAAAACCGTGTCACAAACTTGTCACAAAGTTTCTCAAGTTGTGACAGCCTATCTTTAAAAAGTCGGGCCGATTTTTGTGACAGCCTGTCACAAACTTTAATTACAAAGTTGCAACATTCCAAATAATTGATAATCATTGACTTCTATTTAGTTTGTCACAATTCACAATGTCACAAAAATTTCTCACAAAATCAGAATTGACGACAAGATAGACTCAGATGATGGGGTGTTTACCGATGGTAAAAACAAAAAAACATCTTGATAAAGTAGGATGGTTGTTCGATTTTTCCTAATTTTGCAAGATAAAAACATGATGATATCTTAAACTTACCAGCTGTGTCAAAATTTCTCGTCTATCTCACTCTCAAGCCATTCGTCGCGCAATGGCTGCGACATCATTTCGGCGATCCTGCTGTCTTCCCGGCTCAGAGCGCCGAGAATGCGTGCATCAGACACTTTCTCACGCGTCAACCTAAACGGTTACCGCTGATGAGACAAAACGAGGAGGTCGCTATCTGCATCCCGGACTCAAAGCAAAAGCCCGTGGTTACATACAACTACCTCTCTCTTAATGCTCGTAGGGCGGTCGCTGAGTGCATCGAGGACACATTTCGCATGCAGCTCTGGCGTGATCTCTCCGACATTGAACAATGTCAGTGCACGCTGCTCTCTGCCGTGAGGGCGTGGTGTGAGGCTAACGGTGTCAGCTTAGATTATGACTACACGCTCAAGATGCGTTATCAGCGTATGCGCAACTCTTACCTCAAACACGGCATTGATTTGCGCCGCACAGCGAGAGCTAAGGACTAATTTGTGTTAAATATCCTATAATTCGTACCGACAAGACGCCCTGTTTTGTTCGGCTGCGTTCGATGGTATTTTTTTATAACTACACATTATATATATATGAGGTCAATCAAAATTGTTAAGGCTGTTGCCTACGCATACAACACTCAGCTTGCCGGTATGGTTGAGACATCTAATCGCTCGGTACGTCTACCGAGCACGGTCGAATGGCATGATATCAATATCAAGCCACACCCATCGCTGGTGTCATCCTCAAAAAGTGAGGACAATAACCGCGTTGTTACTACTACACTCAAGCTCATCACGTCTGATGATCTGTATATTCGCCGTCGTCATCTCGTTTTCCGCGTTACACTTACCGACGATCGACAATATCTCGTCGGTGCTCGTCAGCGACCTTATCCGCAGATTGAGATTACCGAGAACGCTCCGGAGAACGTGACCGACAATCAGCTCAATGAGGTGGTTATAACATATAAAAGTCATAAGATTCCTCCGTATATTCAGGTTTAGCAGTATTTTTCGAGGCTCTTTCCGCTTGCTAACTTTGCGTAAACAAATTTTTACATGGTATATAATCTCGTAATTTCTGGCACTATTGGCAGTTGGTGGAATGGTTGTTCTGCCGACTATGTGCGTTATGTGCTCAATCAAAACAAGGGCAAAGAGGTGCATGTCGGCTTCTGCTCTTTGGGCGGGTACGTCAAGGATGGCCTGGAGATGAATCAGGCTTTTCGCGACCATGGCAACGTCCATGCGCACGCCTTCGGCATGAATGCCTCGATTAGCACTATTGCCATGCTCGGCTGCAAGACTATCGACATAGTAAAGGGTAGCTTTTTCCTTATCCACAATGTTTCGGTGCTCATAGAGAAGTATGAGCAGAGCAACAAGGAGCAGATTGACAGCTATATCAGCAAGCTCAAGGCGCAGCGCGACTCGCTCAAGAACTTTGACGACGTACTCGCCTCGATGTATGCTGACAAGACCGGCAAGACGCTCGATGAATGTCTCGCGCAGATGAAGCGGGGCAACTGGCTCACGGCTCAGCAAGCGCTTGACTTCGGCCTCGTTGATGAGATACGTGAGGATAAGGTGGCTGAGAAAGCTGCTAACGAGTACACGGGCAATTTTGTCAACTCATACGATTTATCAACTCAATTTAAGGATGCTGGCATACCGCCGCTACCACAACCACAGGCCTCGGATGATGTCGCCGTTAAGGTGGCGTCAGTGGTTGATGGTGACGGCAATCCAACTCAGAGCTTCCTCCAAAAGACGTGCGAGGGGCTCAAGAGCCTATTCCGTAACCAACACGCAGCAAACGACAATAAACCTCAAAAGATGATTAAAATTTTTGCTGCTGTCATGGCATTGCTCAATGTCACTGACGGTTTTAAGACTAATGATGAGGGTAACATCACCCTCACTCAGGAGCAGATGAAGAGCATCGACGACCGCCTGAAGGCGCTCGAGGAGAAGGAGAAGACTGACTCCAAGGCGCTCAATGACGCTGGCGCTGCTCTTACTAAGCTTAAGGCTCAGCTTGCTAAGGCTGAGGAGGTTGCTAAGCAGAAGGATGAGCAGATTACTGCTCTCAAGGCTTCTGCGGGTGACGATACTAATAATCCTCCAGCCAGCGGCGAGCAGGCATTTAGCGCTACTGACGTTTATAACCTCATTAAAGACGTTTAAAAATGGCTGATATTAAAATAGGTAATGTTACATACGGGGCTGCGGAGCTGTCAAAGACCTTCCAGACCTACCGCAAAGACTTCATCATCATGCCGTTCCTGGCGATGGAGGCTCTTGCGAAGCACATGAATGTGCGCACCGGCATCCGTTACAGAGAGACGGTTAGTCAGATGTCTGCAAGCGCAGAAATCGGCAACTACGCAAAAGACAAGTTTGAGGATGCTGACGTAAAGATTGATCCTCGTGTTTTCGAGACCTTCTTCGGCAACATCGTGCAGGGCATCGATCCTAATGCAATCTATCAGTCTATCTGGGGTAGCAATGTGACTAAGGGCGATGGTCTGAAGAATGTGCCTATTGTGGTGCAGGTGTGTGCTTATCTCGTTAAGGCTATCGGCGAAAAGATGCTCATGAATACCTTTACCGCTAAGCACGATCCGAGCGACAACAAGTCGACGGCTAAGTGGTTTAACGGCTTTAAGACCATTCTCGACAATGATGCTGCCGGCACTAACGAGCTGAAGAAGGTGCTTATATCTAAGGATCTCGGCAACCTCGTCGAAGGCACAGAGTCTATCAACGAGAATAACGCCGAAGACCTGATAAAGGATTTCTACTGGAGTGAGGTTGGCGACCCTCTCGCTTCTGCCAAGCTTCGCTCTCAGCAGCTGAAGCTCTTCATGAGCGACCAGGCGTATCACTTCTATACTGAGGCGTACCAGACAAACCACGGTGCGCTGCCTTACAATCAGGCTTACGACAAAAAGTCGCTCGATGGTGCAAGCAATGTCGAGTTTGTGCCGCTTCCGTGCGTGCCTAACGACTTCCTCTTGCTCACTCCGAAGAATAACGCTTATCTGCTCTACAATCAGAAGACAGAGGACGAGACATTCCTCGTCGAGAAGTCGCTGAAGAATCATTACGATGTTGACTTCGTCATGAACTACTTCTTCGGCGTGCAGCTTGAGACTGTTTCGGCTGAAAAGCTCCGTTATTGGCGCAAGGCAGCTGGATAAGAGGCTTTTTTTAACAATATAGTTCCACAAGTTGTCGGGGCTTCGGCTCTGACAACTTGTTAATGTAGTACCCGTTAAAATAATATATTATGGCAACAAATTGCACTGGCGCTGACTCTATTTACAGCGATATTTGCTTTGCCCCCGGCAAAAAGTCTTTGCCCGGCATTCGCGGCCATCTCTACGGTATCTCAAAGCGTGATATCTTAGCGTGGCCGACCATCGGCGGCGAGGCTCCTAAGACTCTCGCCGAGGTCGTTAAGTATTCCGGCGATTTCAAACTCGCAAGTGACAAAAAGTGGCACAAGATTGCTCTGATACCTAACGAGGGTCAGCTGCAGGTCGAGTCTCAAGGCACCTACGGCTCTAAGACGTTTAAGGTGACGGGCAACGCGGTCGCTCCTGGTACTGAGGAGGAGATTTCTGGCTACATCGCTCAGGCTAACAACGATGAGATGGTCTATCTCTTCGTGCAGCGTAACGGCAAGGCGCGTGTTATCGGTTCTGAGGCTTTCACCCCTGAGCTCTCGCTGTCTCAAGATTCGGGCAAGGCTGCTACCGATACCAACTCGACAACCATTCAGGCGGTTGCTGATGACGAGTATCCTGCTCCCTTCTATCCCGGCAAGATTGAGACCGCTGACGGCGACTTCTCAGGTGCTACGGGTCTGCCGATCGTTGTAGCGGCTTAATTTCCGTCTTCATAATTTCAATAGTGATTAGTAAAGTTTAGAATCCCGGGCGGTCTCACGATAGCGATTGTGCTGACCGCCCTTTCTTTTTTTGTTACTATGATAGACAATAAACTTACCGAAAATATGCAGGCGTGGCTTGCTGAGAGCGCTCATGACCGTGAGTCGCTCATGCGTGGTGCCGAGATGGTCCTGAAGCTTACTCGCAATATGTCGATGTACCAGACCATCATCCGCCGCCCCGAGAAATTTGAGTCTAAGATTCGTTACGAGCTGCAGAAGTTCCTGCCCATGCGCCTCGAACAGATGACCACGCAGGATGTCAAAGCTCTCAGCGCTGAGCTTATTCCTGAGGTTAAAAAGGCTGTCGATGAGGAGGCGGCATTGTCCGATAGCGATGAGACTATTGATAACGATACCTTTCTTCCTGCGGCTTCTGGCATCCGTCCCGATCATGATTCCCTGCCGGAGGATGTTCAGTCCGTCTGGTCAGAAAACAAAGAGCGATGGCTTAAGATAAAGCAGCTCTACAATACTTTGCTTGCTATCGAGCAGCCGTGCGACCGCTATGAGTATCTCAAGCAGCTTAAAGATTTGTGGTATACTTACAAGCGTGAGCTTGAGCGATATGACAATTACGTCGCTCCTGATGATGGCGAGACCGCTGATGACGCGGCTCCTTCGCCCGTCGAAATCGCTAAGGATATTGCTAACGCTCGTGCTTACATTACTAAAAATGTTGACAAGCTCATTGAGCTTCGCAACGAGTCACTGTCGTCTGATGACGCGACTAAGGCGCTCGACGACTATAACAAGTTACTCGCCAAAATGCAGCAGCGTGTCGATACGCTTAATAGCAATAATGCTCCAGTCGGCGACGATTTAAAGGCTAAGCTCAATGAGGCAGGTCTTTCCCTTCCGTCCGCTGAGTGACACCGTCACGCAGTATCATCTCGGTACTGGCTTGCACACGCTCGGCTTGCTCAAGTGGGTTCTTCAGCAGACCGGGCGTGCTGACGTATACGTGTCAACTTTCTCCACGTCTGACGCTTTCCTCAGCGGTTTCCTCCGACTGCGGCGGCGTAAGCTCATTGACAAGGCTACGCTCGTCGCTGACCTTAAAGCTGCCCGAAAGACGGTGCAGCTCTATAAGCTAATGCAGAGCTGCTTTGACCATGTCCATCTTGCGCAAAATCATTCAAAGATTGTGCTCGTCAAGGCTGCTGACTACACCGTGTCGGTCATCAGCTCGCAAAATCAAACTTACGGCGACCGCGCTGAGTGCACGATGATTACTACAGATGCGAGTGCTTACTACTCTCTTCTGGCAGGGCTGCGCGATATCGTCGATAAATCCCTCGAATTAAATGGATTATTCAACCGACTTGCTCTCCGCGATCGAGGCTCATGCGCAGGAGATGATGACGCCGACGGAGATATCCGCCCTTTTGGGTATTGATGAGCGCGTGTTGTGTGACGACATCGCTACAGTCGGATGTCCTGCGCGTGTCGCCTATGTCCGGGGTGTGGCGCGTACAGCTCTTGAACTTCGCCGTACTTTACATGATACTGCTGTTGCCGGCTCTCCTTACTCTGTCCAGGAGTGCCAACGGCTGCTCACTATCGCTCAGTCTTCCGTTAATCTTTAAAATTTATGCTTCCAGTAAACCTCGATCAATATGCACGTTACGTCACTCTCGACGACTCCGAGCTGCGTGAGCTTAGAGTCGCCGAGAGCGTTCTCGTGCGCTTGCATCGCATCAGAGGGCTTTATGCATACTGGCTGCAGTTTCCGTCAAAGCTCGACAACGACCTTGTGCAATATGACATTGCTATGTTTAAGGTGTCTAAGACGCTTGCTTACGAAGATATGCATCTTGTCAAGGTGCTGCTCGGCAACCTACAGCAGACGACAAAGGAGTTCATGAGATGGAAGATTAACAAGTCTATAGAGCAGGATATCGTGGCTGCTCGTCGTGCCGGCGATTTCCGCTCGGTCGCCTCGCTGACAAAGGTGATGGTGCTCAATAACCGCACGGATAAGGATGATGAGCCTGACCTTGAGTTTGACAAGATTGTTCCGCAGAACTTCGAGCCGACCGACGACCCGACGGTGCTCGGCATTGAGCGCATACCCGACCTGCGTGGCCGTATCCGTGCTCTTGTCAAGCGCTACTCAAACACGATAGCTCAAGACGCTGAATATGAGGAGATAAAAGACGAGATAAATACTGATGACGATGAGTGATAACACAGAGCAGCCAAACCGACAATACTTTAACGATGCACAATATTATGCACTCGCAATGAATACCCGTGACGAGGTTATCGTCGCCGGACGTGGTGTCGGCAAGGGTGCTATCCAGGCTCGCCGACTTCAGGCGTGCTTTCAGGGCATGCCGGGTTCCATGGGTGGTTTCGTCGCTCCGTCGGTTAAGCGCTGCCTTACCAACATTCTCCCCTCCATGCTCATACATCTTGAGCGATGGGGTTTCAAGCGCGATCTGCACTATGTCGTAGGTCGCCGGCCTTGGAAAAAGCTGCATTGGAAGTCGCCTATCTTCACACCGGCGAACTGGGAGAACACTATAAGCTTCTATAACGGGTCTGTCTGCAACGTGATTTCGCAGGACCGCTCCGGCACATCAAACTCAATGAGTCTTGACTATCTCATCATCGACGAGGCGAAGTTCATAGACTTCGAACAGCTCAAGGATGAGACTTTTCAGGCGAACAGAGGCAACGAGATGTACTTCCGCCACTTCCCGCTCCATCACGGCATGACGATAACGTCGGATATGCCTATTACAAAGAAAGGCTCGTGGTTCCTCGGCTACAAAGACAAGCAAGACCCTGAACTCGTCAAGGTCATCGAGGGCATCATCTACCAGATTTGGAGGCTCAAAAACAAGCTGGTCAAGCATCCTGAGCTGCATGACGCTATAAACAAGCGTCTTGATGATCTTAATAAGCAGCTTAACTTTTTTAGATCTAAATGCTTGCTTTATCGTGAGTATTCGTCGATTGAGAATCTGGCGCTACTTGGTGAGGAGTTTATCAGGCGTGCAAAGCGTGACCTTCCTCCGCTCACCTTCGCAACCTCTATTATGTGTCAGCGTGTCGGCATCTCTGCCGATGGCTTCTACGGCGGTCTTAGCGAGGCTGTCAATCTCTACACAGCGCCTAACGAGTCGGTGCTTAATATGCACAATCTCGCCAATGCCGAGGGCGGTGCGCTGCCTAATGACTGTCGCATGGACGCTGACCGTAACGACAAGATGCCTCTGCTCATCGCCTTCGACACCAATAACCTCATTAACTGGCTCGTCGTCGGTCAGGTGCAAGGCTCTAAGCTGCGTGTGCTCAAATCCTTCTTTGTCAAGTACGAGCGAAAAATACCTGAGCTGCTCGAGGATTTTAATTCGTACTTCCACTTCCATCGCCGGCGTCAGATAATCTTTTATTATGACTCGACGATGGTGGGTACGAACTGGGGTCTACACTACAACGACCCGCATAAAGAGGTGGTCCGCACGCTGCGCTCAATGGGGTGGGCGGTGCGCGAGGTTTATCTCGGCAACCCCATGAATCACATCGAGAAGAACGCTCTTGTTAACAAGATGTTTCGCGGACGTGCCCGTCTTCAGGTGCTCATCAATCGTGATAACAATCCGGACCTACTTATCTCCATCACTTCAGCGGGGGTGCGGAATGGCAAGAAGGACAAGAGCGGTGAGAAGTATGCCGAGACCGAGGAGGATAAGCTCGAAGCCCGCACCGACGGCTCTGACGCATTCGATGTGTTGTGCATAGGTGCTGAGACGAAGCCTGTCTTCCAAGGCAGCGGAGGCACTGCCATTTCATACGGTTAATAGTTTCTTTTGTATATGACCATAGTTGTTCTTTGAGTTAGGTTTTTTCTTAATTGATTTTCTCATGAGAGCCACTTGCGCGTGATGCGTAGGTGGCTTTTTTTTATTATTATTGTTACTACAAATAATCGTAGTTTTATTTGGTTAATACGAAAATTTGTAGTACCTTTGCATTGTTAAAAATAAAACTTTATGAATAAAAGGAAAATTAAAATTGAGGTTACGCCCGAAGAGTTCGAGCTCCTCGAAGCAGTAAGGAACTACAACAAGTCTTATCCAGATGGTTATCCTCAACTGCTATGGTTCGCGCAAGAGTTGTTCGATAATATGCTTCGACAACCCTACTAATCAAACAACTGCCCCTCCCGAAAGGGAGCGGGCTTTAGATAATATATAAAGAATGGGAAAGATGAACAAGACTAATGAACGTATTATTGGTATTACTGACATGAAGCAGAGAATATCAGAGATTTTAATGGCGATTTCTTGGCGTGATTTCGCTAACAATTATTTCCACAAGTCGTCCTCTTGGTTCTATCATAAGATGGATGGCATTGATGGTAATGGTGGCAAAGGTGGCTTCAGTGATTCTGAGGCTGAGCAGATGCGTAATGCTCTCTACGATTTGAGTGACCGCATAAGACGTGCGGCTGAGCGCATCTGATACCTTGCTCAAGCTTTATTTTTAACACGTAGCCTCGATACTTCGGTGTCGGGGCTTTTTTTGTTGGCAATTGTCAACAACGTGACGGCTGCTTAACCGCGGATGGGCGGGTGGGCGTTTTGACGATAGCGGCGTATCTGACAAGCCGAAATCACATACTTGTCACTTTCTTCCTACATATTCCGCACGATTAAAGCAAGGCAATTGCGGGTTCGGCGCAGGGCGGTGTAGTGCTGCATCGGCTGCAAGCCGTGCACCCCGCAAAATCGGAATGCGTATCTCATTGATTCTGAGGCATTCCGATTTTGCGGGTATGGAAAAGGTACGCGAAAACGCGCTCATTTCTTTATTCTTGGCTTCTTTTTATTGCGGAAAAGAAGCAAAAACGCTATGCGAAAACAAGTTTTCGAGCGGTATTCCCGGTATGGGAATGATTTTCTGACATCTTGCGCTTGTCTGATTGAGAGCCTTTTTTCTGAATTATTGTACGTCGGGACGGAATGAATATCGTTTTTACTTCGCGAATTTACGACGGACGGCTGTCTGCCAAGTACCGGTGCCCTATAGTGACCAAAATTTTATAGCAGCCTTCCGACTTTTCCAATACTTGAAAAAATCGGTTTTCCATAAAATTTCAATCCCTATTTCTTGTTATCTTGCCTTTTCTCCGTCGTTTTGATGCGGCGTAAAAAGCGAAATTCGACCCGACGTGAATAAAAAAAAACTCTCAAACGGGCTACAGATGAGAGATGTAAAAAGCTCCCTTCTCGCCTCTGAGAATATTTTTTTAAGGAGGACAAAACTATGAGAACAATCAACTTCTACGACTACGTATCTAAGCGATACGCCACCAATGACACAAGAGAAAACCGTGTTCGTGAACTTGTCTATGCTTTCAAGAGCGGACAGCGTGCAGCCGTTGACCACGCCGTTAAGGTGGTTTCGGACCTCCTTATAAAGTGGTATGGCGTAGACTGCGAGAGCTATGTCTTTTGCTGTGTTCCGGCATCCAACAACTCAAAGTATATCCGCCGTTTCAAGCGCTTTGCCGCCGAGCTTACAAAGCGTACCGGCATTCAGAACGGCACGGAACATATCAATATTTTCGGACAGCGAGAGGCTAAGCATAACAACGCTAACCACATCGTTAGTGAGTCTTACGGCTATATCGTCAGCGCAGACCCCGAATTTTTTGCAAATAAAAATGTCATCCTTTTTGACGACCTTATCACCACTGGCGATACGGCTAACGAGTTTGCAGCGGAGCTTGAAAGCGTAGGAGCTAACGTATTGGGTGCGATGTTTTTAGCTCGTACCAAGATGATGAATAACAACTAATAACAACTATATATTATGAAGAATTTTTCAGAACTTGTAAAAGAAGAACGCCCCGACTATAAGGCTTGTAATAGCGGTTTCGCATCACTCAACGCCGTAGAACTCATTAGCTTGATAATTGGGCAGGGTGCCGACCAAACGACATCCATACGTCAGGCACGTCAAATACTGAACATTTGTGGCGGCAGTCTTCGGAATGTGGCAAGTCGCCGCCCTGAGGAGTTTGAGGTGGTGCAGGGTGTAGGCGTGAAAAAGGCTTTAGCCATAAAGGCAGCGCTCGAACTTGCTAAGCGAGTGGAGCACGAAGCAGCGGCAGAACGAGAGAAATTTGATAATGCCGACGCTGTTTGGCGCTACTTCCGACCGCTTATCGGCAACGCCGACCATGAAGAGGCACACGCTTTACTTATGAACAACAACTTTAAACTGATTAAAGCCGTGAAGCTTTCGAGCGGCGGAATGACTGAGACAGCCATGGACGTGAGAATAATCTTAAAAGAGGCTATCCTTAACAACGCCACCGTCATAACGCTCGTACATAACCATCCGAGCGGCAACAACCGACCGAGCCGTGATGACGACCGAATCACCGAGCGTATAAAGAAAGCTGCGGAGTGTATGCGTATCTATATGTGTGACCACGTTATCGTCACCGATACCAAGTATTACAGCTACAACGAAGAGGGCAGACTATAAAAAGACAATCCCCACCATATCATTGACATCAATAATATGGTGGGGATAAAAAATGCGCCCGCCGCAAAATGCTGCCACATTTTGCGGCGGGGCCCGTCAGAGGGAAAAAGCCACCATAAAGAGGCTTTTTGAGGTGTTTTGAGGTGTTTTTAGTTGTTTTTTTAAGGTTTAATTTCGTTTTTTCATATTATTATTGACAACTATGTCAAAAAAAATAGCTTACTTTGCAAAAGACAAGTACAGAACTAACTAATAGGAGGCAATTTTATGTGCATTATTAATGATTTTACCCATTTTGTAAAGAATGGTGTATCTGTCTTGCGCCGTGCCTCTTCTGGCAACTACGAAGAGAATTCACCTGAGATTGAGGCTCTGAAGCGCGAGATGTTTTCCAAACCGTCTAACCGTCACACAGACATGGAGAACCTTAGAAAAGACCGTGACAATGTAGCTCGTGACGTGCGCACGGCATTTAACCATTTAAATTACATATGAGAAATATTAATTATAATATAAAAGGCTCGTTCTCTTCACTGCTGAAGGAACGTCCAACGTTTGTCTCTGGCTTTACTTCTTTGTTTAGAGTACACCAGCGTAAAAGCTTGCGAGGATATCTCAATGGTAATAATGTTGATGATATGCGCCAGGATTGGTGGGCTGTTGGCAATGATTTAAGAAACGCAATGCAAAGTTATGGCAAACGATAAGAGCAAGAAAACGGTCACAAAGCCAAATGTTGAGCAAGTTCTTGACTCCATTGATCCGGAAAAGCGCAGTGTCATTATCGGCGCTATGGTAGAGATGCGCCAGTCGTTCAGTGGACCGTTGCCGCACCCTGCCGACTTCAAGGCTTATAAAGAGGTTATGCCGGATGCGCCGGAACGCATCCTCACAATGGCTGAGAAACAACAGATGCACCGCATTAAATCAGAGGAGAGTATAATCAAAGCTGACATTCGTGAGAGTATGTGCGGCCAGATTTTTGCTGTGGTTCTTGTTGCTATTTTTCTTGCTGCTGCTGTCTATCTCGGCATCAATGGTCATGATTGGCTTGCTGGTGTAATTGCTACACTCTCCGCTACTATCAGTGCCATATTTTATCTGAGAACTATTCCAAATAAGAAAGATTTGGATAACGAGAACGTAAAGCAATAGGCAAATGAGTTCAGACTCTGCCAAAGATATTGAAATGGTCACTGTTTAATCAATTCAACACTGCCGCCAGACCATGCGGCATCCATGACCGATGCAAGTTCTGACTTCGCATCGTTTCATGATTAAAAGAACTCGTTGAGCCCTCGGTGCGAGACGCATCGGGGGCTTTTTTATATTTCGTAGTAAAATAGTTATTGTTTTGTTTGGTTATTAGTAGTAAAATTACTACCTTTGCAGTGTTGAATTATTAAACAAGCGATCTATGAAAAATGTAAAAGTTTCTAAGATTCTGAGAATCTTGGCTGATAACGGCTGGTACTTAGACCGTTACAACGGGGACCACCGAGAGTTCAAACATCCTACCCAAAAGGGTGTTGTGACTGTCAACGGCAAGCCTTCAACATCTATCTGCGGATGGCTCCTCAGTAGTATTGAGCGGCAGTCGGGGCTTAGGTTCTAACAAATCGGGGTGGAGCAAACGCTCCGCCCCACCTTTAACATTAAATAGACGCGTGGTTTGGTGTTCAGCAAAGTAAGGTGGCGGTCATGCTGCCACCTATTTTTAAGATTAACATATAAAAAGATATATTATGAACAATGTTGTGATTAAAGCGGCTCGAACTGAAGACGGCTATTGTTGCGTCTGCGACTTGTTGCCTGGCTGGGTCGTTGCATACGATGGCGACCTTGATGGCTTTAAGGTATATGTTCAGGAGAGTGTCGATTTCTGGCTCGAAGGTCGGCGCAAAGACGGTGATGTCTATCCGGATGTCTTCGATGGCGAATACCAGCTTGTCTATGATTTCGACGTGGCTACGTTGCTCGACTACTATCGTGGTATATTCTCCTTTGCCGCGCTTCAGGAGATAACGGGCATCAACCAAAAGCAACTCTCACACTATGCGAGCGGCATTTCCAAACCGCGAAAGCAGCAGGTTGACAAAATCAAGTCTGGCTTGCGCCGACTTGCCAAAGATATTGAAATGGTCACTGTTTAATCAATTCAACACTGCCGCCAGACCATGCGGCATATAAAAGATCTATTTATTCCCTCGGTGCGTGACGCATCGGGGGATTTTTCATTTGCGTGTCTCCACGAAAATGATTAACTTTGCAGCATCGAAATTTTAAAACATTTATATAGCGGTGGGAGTCTGTGAGGATTTCAGCCGCTTTTCTTTTGCCATATATTGCTTAATCAAATTTTTATTGCTAATTTTGTGCAATGTTTTAAAATTTTGAAAAAATGAACAATGGTGATATTACTGTTATAAATAATTATGTTCAAACAGTCTCGCACTCATCTTCATATTGGATGGTGAGGACTATGGGTGGTGAATACTACAATGACTTTGTCGAGAATGGATTCATTGCTGTTGGGCATAATGACATCCTTCTAAAGGATATAAATGATATATTGACCAATGAAAACACAGCGATGAAGAACTTGCGCAAGATAGTAGCAAATCTTCATCCTGAAATCAACCGTCCCGGCCATGTAGCTTCGCAGCTCATACGCTTTTGCCATGAAATAAAACCTGGCGATATAGTTGTTGTTCCTGGGTATTCTTCATTCAATTTAAGTATATGCCGTGTCAAAAGTGCTGTATATGAGGAGCCTAATATTGTTGAAGGCAATGGTCGGTGTCCGTTCATGAAGAGAATAGATGTAGATATCCTAAAGTCTACTTCTCGCACTGTTCTGCCACCGAAAGCCCAGCTAATGTTTAATTCTCGTCATCCAATCTCAGACATTTCAGAATATGCGGCATATATAGACTCTACGCAGTTTGATTTCTATAATAAAGATGATGAGACACACATCGTTCTAAGAATAAAGACAGAAAACGAAGTGGACGTTTCCACATTTTACGAAATCCAACAATTATTTATACTTGCAGAGCAGTTTTGCAAAGAGAATAATATAGAAGACTCAGCAAAAGATGTGTCTATGAAAGTGCAGATGGAGTCGCCTGGTTTGCTTCATTTCATTTCAAAGAAAAAGAACATATTATCTACCGTGGGGATTATAGTACTTCTCATTAATGGTGGCGGTTTGGAATTCAACAATAAAGATTTCCAATTTAAACTTAAAACAGATGGTATCATTAAGAATGTCAGCGAATTTCTCGATCGTAAGACCGACCGGGAGATGCGTGACAAAATAAAGGATTCATTGGACTCGCTTCAGATAAACACTCCCGATGATTTCCAAAAGGCCATGATTGAGCTTTATAAGACACAAAACGCCAATCGTAAAGCTTATTAGTATGGATAATGATAAAACGGTATAAGCATTATGGCAATGGCTATGCTTATGGCAATAATAATAACCTCAGTCTGTTCTTTCATCTGCTTGCTGTGGCTGATTTTTACTACAGCAATGCGGATGAGGGTCATGGGCAACGTAGCTATTACTACAAACGTGCTCACGAAAGCCAATATGTTGCCAAGTATACTGAACATGATAATGGATGATTTCTTCGGTACAAAGTTAATAATTATATTTATAACTTGCTGCATTGCAATGGCAATTTAACTAAAATGTTACTTCATTTATTCAGATATTAGTATACTTTACAAAGATTTGCCCCGGGGCTTCGGCTTCAGGGCTTCTTATTCCTTTTTATTCCTTTTCATTCCTCGCCAAAACTTTTTCTGAAAATTTTCCCCGAAACGCTTGCACGTTTCAATCTTAATGCCTACCTTTGCCATCGCTACAATTAACATGCGGAGCACTCCGCATGAACAAAGGGCGAGACGATATGTTCAAGCCCAACCAACTTTTTCTAAATGTTGTGGGCTTATTTTTTTTGCCCATAACCTGCCGCATCGATACGAGGGTAATTCGCCCTTTGTTCATGCGGAGCACTCCGCATGGTGTGGAGATGCCAGAGACAGAATACGGCGGTTCGCCTTCCACGTGTTTTTTAGCCCTTTGTGGCGGATAAGCATGTTAGTTGTAGCAGACGAGGAAGTGCGAGCCGCTTTTTTTCGTACCCCTACGTCAAACCGCGCCGGGCGGATCCCGGCAATAAGGCTACAACTAACATCATTATGCAAACAACTGCATCTATCCAGCGCACCGCTCAACTGCGCCCGTTGACCATCAGTACAGCGCCCTTAAAGGCGTGGCTCAACGCAAAGAGCGAGTTTTTCTCACGCATCAGCGGCATCGATGTGACCCGTAAAGAGGTCGTCCGCGTTAATCTCATCTTCATTTTCATGGGGCTGGCTGCTGCCATAGCAGAGACCAGTCTGCTCATCGCCATCCTCAGCATAGCCCTGGCGGGTTATAATGTCTATCAGCTCAAGCAAGAGCAGGGCGACAACTGGATAACTTACGACGATGACGTAGAGCAGGAAGGAGGCAAGGCATGAAAAACACATCAAGCGTAATCGACATGTCCGTTTATGATATGTCGGTGGTCGTAGTCAACAACAAGTTGCCGCGCAGCCGGTTTCAGCTGCAGGCTATTACCATGCTCAATGACGGTCTCAACGGTCTGGCTTATCGCACCGAAGACGTCGACATCCTTCGCACAGATATCGTTGAGGTGCTCAAGCGTATCGAAAAGTTATGTGAGCACGATGGCTATCATCTCGTTACAAAGACATCTCTATGCACTAAACTGTGCGCTAAAGACGCACAGAATGCCTTCAAGATAAGCCTTGCCGAAAGCTTCGGCAAAGGCCCTGACGATCCCTACAGTGTCTCGTTCTATGACGATGTGTTTGCCGTCATCTCTTTTATACCCGTGCAGGGTGTATTCGTGCGCAGCGAGGCGCAGCCTCCGCACATGTTCGCAGCCCGCTTTGACAATAGCGGTCGCGAGGATGTCTATAACAAGACGTTAGCCGAGGAAGGAGGTGAGAAATGATGACATTAGAGCAATTCCAGCGTGAGGTGCTGCAGCCACTGCATGACAAGCGTGACGAAGAGTATAACAAACTCAACGTCTCTTATCGTGAGGTGATGGAGGCTACGGCAAAGGCCAAGACAGATCTCGAGGCTACTGAGTGCAATTTCTACGCTGCTCAGGCTGCGAAGAAAATAGCGTTTGAGGCAAGTCAGCGCATCGAGCTTCAGAAGTTTAAGACTGAGATGCGTAACAGCCGACTGCAAATCCACAACAAACAGCATGAGGTGCTGCAGAACATCAAGGAGATGAAGCGCAGAGTGTTCGATGAACACAACGACGCTGTTGGCCGCGCATTCGCCGAGTTCAACGCCGAACGTGCCAAGAACGGCGAGCTGCCAGTGACTTGTAACGAGATAAAGAAATTTAATGAAGAGGAAGCAAATTATGATAGAGATTAACAACAATATGGCAGCAGCGCTCGAGAGACTCTGCGACGCCGACAATCTTGACAACAAAATCCGTCTGCTTGACGACGTGACTGACATAGTAGTAGAGGGCTATACAGAGCCTGAAACCGAAGAGAGCAAATACGCAGAGGCGGTTGACTTGATAGCAGCAGTCAGAGACCTCCGCAAGTCGTTAACCGAAATCCGCAGCGCGTTATGAATGAAGAGGAAAGAGAGAATATGATTGACGAGGTTACGTCTGACGTGCTCGACGCTTACTTCGCCTCGCGTTCGCCGCATCCGGGCAACGGAGCGCTCGGCGATGCGCTTGTCGGAGAGTTTAAGTCAACCGTCGAGATAGCTGACGAACTCTCTCAGATAATACCCATCCCCATCGTCGACATCGTGATCTACATGAAGACTCATGACTATATCCTCAAGACTGCAGAGGATGGCACGGTGAAATGGGAGATATGGCGAGACATGAAATCTTTGTGGTAAATAAAATAGGTGCATAAATCTTAATTTTACATTTTTAGCGGTTAGGGCTATGTGAATAGGTTTAGCCGTATTTTTTCAAAATCTTACCGAAAAAAATGAGTACCTTTGCAAGTAGTTATTTTTGTACAAGCAAATTATACTCATACTTACGGCGTGTTCTATGTGATATAGGGCACGCCGTTTTTGTATTCTTATGTTTCAACCTTCCGTGTTAACTTTGCATAGCAAACAAATAAATAACAATGATTTCAGTCACTCAGTCAATATCCGGCACATACTTCTCTGCGAACATCCCCGACGTGGTGTTCGTCATCGACGGCTACCGCGCCGGCGTCACTATGACGATCGACGGGGTGCAGATCTATTCTGAGCATCTTTACCCCGTCCATGGCGAGATAACCATCGCCGAACTCGACCGTCTGCTCACTCCCTATGTGCGCCAGAAACTCAAGGCTAAGCTCGTCATCAGCATTAACGAGTTTGTCGTCGCGTCTGACAAGCCGGCTGCTTCCACCTCGCTCTCTGCCGACATCATCTACTGCGTAGCTGACATCAACGCCTCCGTCGAAGACTTCATCGATACCCATTTCCTCACTCTCCTTGAGGGCGAAAAACTGACGGCGCTCAACCGTCTTGAGTACCTGCATTATATAGGCTCAGACAACGCCTCGGTTATCGCCGAATATCAAGGTCACGATAAAAAGACTTTTCACATCCTTCCTGTCGCGGGCAATGACAAATACAAGACGCTCGATGTGTCACCGTCTCAGTTTGTCATTGATGATGCTTTTCTTATTGGTTTTGTGGTCCAGGCGGGCAAGCGCAGTTTCCGGTTCTCAATCGACTTTGACGAGCCCGACTGTGCTCCCGTCCTGGTTTTCGACAACTCTTTCGGAGTAGAGGAGCTGATATATTGCACGGGCACTCATACCGTAGCCCCGACATACAAACGCAGTCAGGGCTACATCGGCAAGTATAACCGCAACTACGACATCGCCGAGACGCGCACCTTCAAGGCTGACACGGGCTTCATTCCCTTCTCCATGGCCGTCTGGGCTGACGAGCTGTTCCGCTCTCAGAGCGTGCACGTCGTCAACTTCAAAGACGGGCACCCTAACGTCTGCAAAGAGGTGGTCATCACCGACTCAAAGTCTGAGTATTCCAACGATGACGACGAGATGCCGCGCTTTACCTTCAGTTATCAGTACTCGCAGCGCAATCATAACGTCCTCGACATGCTGCGCTCCGGACGCATCTTCGACAATACCTTCGACAACACTTTCAATTAAAAATTAATAAGTAATAAATAATAAGTACAAAATAATAAGTACAAAATGATGAAGGCCATCCACTTTACTGACATGCTGCGCATCCTCGATCAGGCTTATCAGCATCGCACGCTCGTAGATATCTATGCGTGGGAGGGTGGCACGGGCGAGACACTGCATTATAAAGGCTGGCTCGTCCATCATGTCCACTGGCGCGGCGGTTATGTGCGACTGCGCAATCCTCGCAATCCCCGGGCTTTGCGCACGCTGCCTCAGATTTTTATCATACAGATCAATAATCAAAGAGTTTACTTATGAGCATTAACAATACCCTTCAGCCGACCTCGGCGCATGCTGATTCTGACGGTTACCGCCGTTATCATATAGTCCCTACGGGCTATGGGGCGTCGTCTGCCGGCAACTCCGTCAACTCCGAGTACGGCGGCGACTCTGCTGCTGTTTTCGATGATGAGGACATGCCTGGTGCCCAAAACGTGCGCTCCATTGTCGTAGACCGCAGGGCGTACAAGTACGTGCAGTGGGGCATGGATGACCAGCGCCCTTATCTCGTGCGCAAGCAGCTGCTCTCAAATATGGTGACGGCACAGTGTCAGCAGTTTAACGTGGTCAGCTGTTACGGGCAGGGCGTGCGCTTTGTCGACCGAAAGGATAAAAAAGATGTTGATGACAAAGAGATCCTCAACTTCTGTCTGCGAAACTCCCTTCAGGAGGTATTTCTTGAGCAAGCCACCGATATGAAGTTCTACTCGTTCTCGGTCATGGTGGTCATCCTTTCGCGTGATGGCAGCAAGATAGTGACGGTGCGCAATAAGGATGCCTCTTACTGCCGCTTCGAGTATGGTCCGAGCACGTCGTCCGGCAAGATTGAACACGTGTTCTTCGGCGACTTCCGGCTCGGTTTTTTCGACGAGGCGAAAATCGAAGCCATCCCGCTCCTCGACTACTGGGACCCGCTCGGCGACCTGATGGTCCGCATGGGCAAGGAGCCTGACCCGCGCACGGGTGTCAAGGGCAAGCCGACAAAAGACCGAAAGTTTGCCATCCTCTGCCGCATGACGACGCCGGGCTGTCAGGTATATCCGATGCCTTACTACTCGTCGATCTTCCGCGATGCCTGGTTTGATATCTACCGTCTGATAGGTATAGGCAAACGATATATGATTAAAAACACGTCGGCGCCCCGTGTCCAGATTGAGGTGCACGATGACTACTGGGATAATGTATGCGACAACGAAAACATTGCTGACGAGGCGCAGCGAAAGAAGCGTAAAGAGCAGGAGAAGCAGAACATCATCGACTTTGTTACGGGCATTGAGAATGCCGGCAAGGCGATGATCAGCGGCTACTACGTTGACCCGAACGGCAAAGAGAACCGCATGGTGCGCATCGTGCCGCTCAACGATGCTAACAAGAAGGAGGGCGGCAACTGGTCCGACGACATGTCTGAGGCGTCCAACGCTTTGTGCTTCGCGTTCGGCATTCATCCTAACCTCGTCGGCGCAACGCCGGGCAAGAGTCAGATGAACAACTCTGGCAGCGACAAGCGAGAGCTGTTTACGCTCAAGCAGTCCCTCGAAAAGCCTTGCCATGACGTGATGTGCAAGCCGTACCACGTCATTCTCCACTACAACGGGTGGCACGATAAGGCTACGGTGGATGTGCCGATGATTATGCTGACAACGCTCGACGAAAACAAAGACGCCAAGAAGGTGTCGCTCAACCAAAACAAACAAAACCAAGACGATGATACAAATAACGAAGGATGATTTTGAACAGGCTCTGCCGGTCGGCGTGAGCGCTCATGATACGGTCTACGAGTCAATCAGCCCTGCTATTGACATCATGCTCGACAACTACTGCAGCATGTTGCTCGGAGAGGCTGGCATTAAGCGGGTTAACAGCGATGACGGCTCGTCATTAAAGCAATACTTTAAGATGACGGTCTGCATAGATGCGTTTTTGTCTGTCTTCCGTCAGCTTGACCTCGTCCTCACGCCTACGGGTTTCGGCATCGTATCTAACGATACCATATCGCCCGCAAGCAAGCAGCGTGTCGACGCTCTTGAGGGGCAGCTGCGCACGGCGCTCTGTAGGGCGCGTGCCATGACCGTCAAGCTGCTTTGCTCGGCTGAGTGGGGTAGGGGGCCTGAGGCAAAGAACTTCATACGCTACCTCTATACTGAGCATAACTTCTTCTTCTCCGGGCAAGGTTCGTCGGCGAAGACTTACCTGGACTGGCAGGCTTTCCAAAATGCCATCATCGACACAGATGTGCAGCTGCGTCTGCGCTTCGGCGATGAGCTGATAGACGACTTCCTCGACGCGCTCAGATGCAACGACCATGACCGCCTGACGGTTTATGCCTCTGCCATGCAGCTGGCGTGTGACGTGACCGACAAGTGGGCGACGATGGGCGAGGCTGCTGCCGTCACGCCTATGTTCCGACGCCTTGAGAGGCTTGTCGAGAACGACGCCGAGACGTACGCTCTCTACCGCAGCTCTCCGGCTTATGAGACAGCTCATATTGAGCACTTCAGCAACAAAAAAGAGTCGTCTGGCTATGTCTTCAACGGTTAGGAATATAGAGCTCACGGCTCCTCGCTCGTGGGGCGAACTGACGCAGGAGCAACTGCGATATGTGTTTTATCTGCTTGCTACCTTCGCCGACATGACGGTCGTTAAGACTTACATGTTCATAAGGTTTGCGGGCATTCAGGTGGTCAAGAAAAACCGCTTCGGATGGCAATGTGTGTATAATCCAGATAACGAGAGCGGCTATGAGGTTTTTTACCTTCAGCCGTGGCAGATATGCTCGTTCCTCAAGCAGCTTGATTGGGTGGACAGTACCGAGACTATGGATAATAGGTTGGATGTTATCCAGGGGTTGACGGCTGTCCATCCTCTGCTGCAGGAGGACCCGGCGACTAAACGGATAATAACCTTCGGCGACTATCTGTGCATGGAGCAGCAGTATCAGCTGTTCCACAGCACGCACAACGAGGAGCACATCGACAAGCTTGCCTCGTTCCTTTACCGCCGACCGGATTTCTCTCGCCCCGATAATATCTCGCTCACGCCGGCTGAACGTCTCGCGACGCTGGCATGGTACGCACACATAAAATACGTCATGTCTTTCGCCTTCCGTCATTTCTTCCGCAAGGTTAACGGCGATAGCGACATCTCTGATATCTCGATTCTTGAGTCGGTCAATACTCAGATAAGAGCGCTCACCGATGGCGACGTGACAAAAGAGCAGCTGGTCAAGCAGACCGACTGCTGGCGTGCGCTCACCGAGCTTGACGCTAAGGCGCGTGAGGCTGAGGAGTTCCGTCGTAAATTCCCTAAAAAAGATTGATAGATGAAAGATTTGTTCCCTGCTCTTGACTATTTCACGCAGCTGGCAAAGAGCAACCGCATCGCCGCTGACAGCGACTTCCATCCGTGCCTCTGCTCCGGACCGGAGTCGATTCAGGGCGTGATGGAGTCGTTTAAAAAGCACAAGAATTTTATCATGGTTGACGACACGACGTCTCAGCAGACATTTGGCAACGGTGTCGGCTTTTTCCGCCGTGACGTCTACACCGTGTTTGTCGTTGCTGCTTATAGCTTCGACGACATGGCTGACCGTGAGCTGAAGCTTAATATGTGCCGTCAGATCTTCCGCCAGTTTCATTCTCGCCTTCTGCATGACCGTGATGTGCTCGGCGATGAGCGTCTGACATACTTACAGCTCAACAACATCTACTCGACTGAGATGCCGCGCTACTCGTACAACGGCGTGACGGGGCTTTATTTCATGGTGCAGAACGAGCAACCTATTGATATAAGCTATGAGCAATCAGAGTGGGCTTAAGCCGAACATGACCGATGCGGAGCATCAGAAATGGATTGAGGGCTGGCAGAAGTTCATGGTGGACATCTGGCGCGAAAAGATGATGTCTTTCGCTCCTCCCGTCTACGATACGGGTGCTCTCTCACGCTCCATTCAGGGCATCGTCCATCCCGGTCCGGTCACCACCATCGAGCATCGCTTTCTGGAGTACGGCATCTATGTGGCGCGTGGCGTGGGCAACGGCTATTATCGTGGCAATCCGGGCGACCTCAAGTTTCTCAAAGACTGGAAGACAAACCCGCATCACCGTCAGCCGCGTGACTGGTTCGCAAAAAAATACATGTATTCTCTGCATCGTCTCAACGAGTTCGAGGCGGCGTACTACGGCACTACTTATAACGGTGTCGTGTCGTCGTTCCTTCAGCAGCTTTTCGGTGGCGGCAAGAACACTATAGACCGCACTGTTTCGCAGCTGTAGCTGCTTTTCTCGTTTTTTCCTTACCTCCATCGCCTTATATTTGTATCATAAAAATAATTTCAGAGTAATATGTCAACAAATTACGATAGCCTACGCAAAGACTTGGAGCAGATACGTGACGAACGTGCTACTCATGCTAACACCGCACAACGCATCGGCAATGCGCTGCTGGGGCTGTTGCAGGTCCTTGAACAGAAGCTAGACCTAAGTCGTTTCCTGCGACGCGATATAGACGACAAGGCAGAGGGGCATATACGCTTCTTGCGCGGACTAACTGTAGGTTCTGGTACACACGGCATGGCTCAAGATGGCTCGGCAATACTAAGCAAACTCACATCGATGCTTTACAGCACCGAAACGCAGTCGGGCTTCGGTTTGGTAGACCGCGGTGACGGCAAATATCGCCTTGACATCACCGACCTTATGGTGTGGGGTAAAGCCATTTTTAACGAGTTGGAGGTACGCAAGCTGTCATACGTTGGTGGCAATGTCTACCTCAGTGGTGCTGGCAGCAAGATTGTAGCCGTGCAGGAGCTTTACAATGCGCAGCGTAAGCTCACGGGCTGGAAGTGCTATATACTTGCTGATGATGGCACTATGGCAACACAGAACTACTGGAGGGTGGGCGACCAAGCCCGTTGTCAGACATTCGGCGTTAAGTCGGGTGTGTATGAGGGTGTGCAGAATCACTACTACTGGCGTGTCATCACTGATGTTAGTACAGAGGCAGAGGAGATAACGGATGCTTCGGGCAATGTGCTTTATGACGGTAAGATGTTTAATTGGATTGTCATAGCAAAAGAGAATTGCGATATGGGCAGCGATGCTCCTGCCACTGATGATGTTATCGTGTTGGATGGCTGTCAAGACCCAAAGCAGAGAGGCCGTCAGGGCGTGCTTATGCTTGAGTCTACAGGACCCGGTACGCCGCGCATTGTGGCTTATAAGGGTGTAAACAGTTATACACATGACGGGTGTGAGGTGTTCTGTCTTTCGCCTTATGGCTCGCGCCTTACATCAACGTCGTTCGAGTGGGTGTCATCGTCCGGACAGACTATACATGTTACCAACTTCCGCGGAGAGTGGCAGCAGGGTGTGATGTATGACTATTACGACCAGGTGAACCATGCCAATGCTGTGTGGCTGTGCACCAACAAGAACGGCACTACGACGGAACCTGCGGACGGCTGTGCTGACTGGTTTAAGCAGTTGGCAGGTGAAAAGGGCGATAAGGGCGACCGCGGTGATGACGGCATGGCGTATCAGGTAGTGGTAACGAGCAGTGCGGGTACGGTGATGCTGAGTGGTACGTGGAAGACGGTACTGACAGCTACGCTGCTGCGCAACGGCGTGGACATAAGTGATACGGTGAGTGACGGCTCATGGTCATGGCGCAGGTTGTCTGCGGACATGGATGATGACGTCAGATGGAACGCCCTACATGACGGTATAGGGAGAATCTGCAATTTGAGCCGCGATGACATTGCACGTCAGGCGCAGTTCGAGTGCGAGGTTTTGATATAACAAGGTAACTATTATAATAAACAAAAAAACAACAACAAAAAAAAGAGATTTTATGGCAAAAGTATTAGCTAACGGTCAGATAACCATTGTTGACCTTAACGACGGCAAAGCCGTCCAGTGTTTCACACAAACATCAAAGGGCGAGACCCAAATATTCACGCCTGATACTGGTATATACACTCCGAACTATTCGTCGAGTGCCCCTAACGTTATCACGGCTCGTGTGTATGTGACCGGTAGTTCCACCGATCAGGCACCGACGGCGGCATGTACCGCGTGGGCGTGGAAAGTGGACGGAGCAGCTGTCACCCCGGTGAGCGGAAAGCCATTCCAGCTCAACATCGCGAGTAACATCCCAAGCAACGGTAGCGTGAAGAACATCGAGTGGTCATGTACGTATACGGATCCTGAAACAAAAACCACAACAAAGTGTATCGGCTACAAGACAATATCTCTTGCGAAATCGGGCGGCGCGTTACAGACCGTACAGATAGAGACTCCAGACGGCAATACCTTTGACTCGTCGAATAGTGGCAAGACACTGCGTGCCATAGCCAAGTTCTTCCGTGGCAATGTTCAGGACACTACGCTTACAAGCATGACATGGGAGGTTCTGAATGTCAGTGCTGGCACTTGGAGTGCGGTGGCTGCTGGCAACGTAACCATATCTAACGGCGTGAGCACCTTGCAAGTAACCGCCAACGACGTACTTAACTTCCAGACTTTCCGCTGTACTGTCAAGGATGGTGCTGACACGGCTAACGCCATCGTCACGTTCTTCGACGCAAGCGACCCGTACGTCGTGGAGGTTTATTCGCTGACCGGCGATAAGATTGTTAACGGCCAGCAGTCTACAGAGCTTTTTGCCCGCCTTTGGAAGGACGGCAAGATGGTGGAGGACGGGTCAGCCGTTAAGGCAGACAGCAACCATGCGTCAAATTACATCTATAAGTGGACCAAGTATAATTCAAACGGTGTGGCTACGAACTGGAATGGCACGACAAGCCCAGTGAATACTTCTACAAAGCCGTATGTAACGGTGGCTAACGCTGACGTGGCAGTGAGAGGCACATTTATCTGCGAGGTGTCTAAATAGGATGCCTCGCTCATAAAAATGCGAAAAACATGAATATATGGCAACAATACTTGCAATAGGATTTATAACCATCGTGGAACTGAAGGATGGTGAGAAAGGGGACCGCGGTGATAAGGGGGATAAGGGCGACCGCGGTGATGACGGCACTAACGGCAAGAACGCAGTGGAGTTTATCGTCAAGAACGCTCCTCTTGTGTTTGATACAGACGAAAACGGCATTGTACCTACCAATGCCGTCAAGACGGCCACGATTGAGGTGTATCGTGCGGGCAAAAATATAACATCAGAGGTGAAGAGTGTGTCTGATGGTAACGGACACGTGGGCTGTAGATATATTTCCATAGAAAAAGACAATATTGTTATAAAAGCGACATTGGCTGGCTATATGATCCTTAAAGACAGCGCCCTGAACGTGAGCGTGACGAGCGGTTATGCTGTTGTGAATATAGTTGTTGGCTCTACAACATACACCCAGCAGGTTCAGTTCCTCGTCAACGTGGCGAAGTTTACGGGCGGCTTCATTGCTGATAACAAGAAGCTGCATAGCCAATACACGGAGCTGACGAACAAGGTGAACGGCATTCCCATCAAGACTCAGGGTGAGCTGACGCAATACACGAGTCAGATAACGCAGGACGCAAGACGAATCTCCCTGGAGGTCAGCACGGCTGTTGTGGATAGACGAAATCTGCTTGTCGGTTCTGCCCTTCGCAAGCAGAATGAGGGATGCAGACTCATGAGAGCAAAGATTCTTTGTAGTCAGAAGTTTGAAGGTACAAATATAGCCTTGGCGGACAAACCACAGGCAGGAGGTCTCTGTTGGGGCGGTGGTTACTCGCGCAACATACACGTCACGAAAGGCAAACGATATACGCTGACGTTTATGGCGCGTGTTCTATCCGGTTCTGCTGATGCTTTGTGTGAGATACGATGGGAAAAATCCGCCACAGACGCTTCTCATCCTGCGGGATATGCCGGTCCTGCGGGTAGCGCAAATCTTGGTGTTGAAAAAATACAATCCGCGGAGGGTTGGCATCTTTATCAGCGTTCGTTCACCGTCCCCGCCAATGCCGCGTATGAATGGGTTGCGGTATGGTGTGTTAAGAGCAACAGCTCAACAGCGAATCAGCAAGTCTGCTTTGCACACCCCATACTCATAGAGGGCGACGCAAAGGATTATGTCAGCTGGGGCCTGTCGCCTAATGACTATAACTATATAGGCGGCAACATACTTGACAACACACGCACGTTTGCCAAAGCCGGCAATCTGACACGTATGGATGCTTCGGTGGTAACTAACGAGTCGTACAACAACGGATGCTCGGTAATATATGCCAACGCTGCGTCCAAATACATTGAGATGGCGCAGTGGAGCGTTAATACCATCATCAAAAAAGATGAGGACTATATATTCTCCTTTATGGCAAAAGGTAGTGGCAGCATCGGCGCTTACATGTGGAGTGGTACGAATCTAAGCATATTCGCCGAGGACAGCGAACACAGTACGACGTCGAGCAACGCGGACGGGGTACGCCGCCTGCCTCTCACGGACGAGTGGAAGCGCTATTGGGTGCACTGGAGGTCTGAGGGCACCGGTATACCAAACTACGTCCTTATCCGTTGTCTGCAAGGCAGCAAGGCTTGGGTGACAATGCCGAAGTTGGAGACAGGCGCCACCCCTACCGACTGGATAGATTCGGATATCGGATACGTGGAAAACAGCGACACGGTGGCCAAGATACTGCGGACAGGCATAGACATCGAGAACGGCAAGATAACACTCGATGCCAAGAACACGATAGTAACGGGTAATCTCTCGCTGTATGGCACGCTGCGAAGGAAGGTGACAAACATCACAAAGGAAAACATCGGACTGTATGTCAAAGAATATGAATTAGGATATGAGCTGTCCGATCGCTTTTGGGAAGAAGGCGGAGGCTGGGTAAATTTCACTCAGGGATGCTTGGATAACTACGACCTCGGCGGTGACTCTTTTATGATTTATACGCCAGCTATCGGGGATTGTATGACCGATGCCAAGAAAGACTTTGTAAGAAGTCTCGTAGGATGTCAGATAAGCCTATACAACAACAGCGGAAAGATGATAGCAATATCGGGACTCTGTTATAAAGGCCCGCTCGGAGAGATACCGCAAGGCTTTAATTCTTCTGGCTTACCGTCGGGCAGCTTCATGCACTTGATTTGCACGTTAGGCAGCTATCAGAGGAACGGCAAGGAAACCGTGGCGTGGCACATTGACGGCGGAGAGATACTTTAAGGCAAGGGCAGGCGGGGCTGCTTAATGGGCGCAAGCGTATTGCTCGTTTGCTGATGCCGCTACGGCAAAAGCGAAGAAGTGGCTCGGTATCTTTTAAATCATAGGTTATACGGCGTACTCTTTTTGTAGGGTATGCCGTATTTTTGTTTCTTCATGTTTGCCTTTAACTTTGCGGATGTTTAATAATAAATATGATTATGATTGAAAATATCCGTTCTCTGTTCGTTGGCATAGCACTCGCTGTGCTCGCCTTCCTCCAGCCTATCGAGGGCGAACTTAAATCGCTCATGATAGTCTTCTTCTTTAACTTTCTGTTCGGCTACCTTTCGGGCATGATAGCCAGTCACGAGGATTTTGATATCAAAAAGGCTCTACGATGTGTCGCAGAAGCTACTGTGTTCTTTGTCCTCTGCTGCGCTATCTATTTTGTCGGTCAGATGAAGCATCAGCCTGACGGCGCTATGCAGTGTGTGAGCTTTGTTACTTACGTCGTACTGTACTTCTACGCTCTTAACATACTCAAAAATCTAAAGAAGATTTTCAAAAAGGGCACAACGCCGTGGCAGATCGTCGCTTTCTTTTATTATTTCCTGCGCTTTAAGTTTATAGAGCGCATTCCGGGGCTGTCAGAATATCTCTCGATAAGCCGCGATTAATATCATATCTAAAATTTATTTTATGCAGTTAACAAAACATTTTACAGTCGAGGAGCTTACTCGCTCTACTGCTGCTCGCAATCTCTCAATCGACAACACGCCTAACAAGTCTGAGATGGCTAATCTGAAGCTGCTTGCCGAGACTGTTCTTGAGCCTCTCCGTGAGGCTTTCGGTCATCCTATCATCGTTAACAGCGGTTTCCGCTGTGCTGCTGTTAACAAGGCGGTGGGCGGCGTACGTACGTCGCAGCACATGCTTGGTCAGGCAGCTGATATCCGCACTCTCAGCAATACGTCTGAGGACAATAAGGCTCTCTTCGAGACAGCTGCTTCACTTGTCCGTGCGGGCAAGATAAACGTCGGTCAGCTCATCGATGAGTACGGCTACAGCTGGGTGCACATCTCGACGCCGGGCAAACACGTCAATAATGTCATACACATTAAGTGATGCGTATGAGGCTATTTCGATTGACTACATTCGGTGTCCTTGCCGTCATACTGCTTTCGCTCGTCGGGTGCAGGGCTAACAAGTCTGTCGTATTAGAGCGTGTCGTGCATAAGACCGATACGCTCTATAAAACAAACTTACGAGTCGACTCTTTCCGCATTCTCGACTCCGTGTTTGTCGAGACGTTTGTCAGGGGCGACACAGTATATAAGACGCATAACGTCTACAAGTGGCGCGACCGCATAAGCTACAAGACTGACACAATATATCAGTTTATCCTCAGGTCTGACTCAACGCAGGTGCCGGTGCCGGTTGAGAGGCGACAAACTTGGTGGGAGCGGTATAAACTGAGTTTTGATATCGTTTTCTATGGCGTCATTATATCTGTTATAATAAAGCTGCTCATTTGGCTGATACATCGCAGACAATAAATTTGCTCAATGGCTTTGATACATCGAATACTTTTAGTATATTTGCGGTGTAATCACTTAAAGCAATATATTATGGTGTTAATCTTTCTTTTCGCATGGATTATATCGGTTTTTTTTGTAGCTTGGGCAAAAAGTACTGATTGTAAGACCTCACATTCTTCAAAGTCTATTAAAGATCGTGAGGAGGTGTACCAGCGTGAGCTTGATATCTATAGGATTAAACATGATAAGGCTATGGCTGAGCGTAAGCGATTAAAAAAGATATTAGAGCAAAGTTTAAAAGAGTTGGGGCTGGTATTTTTATGCCCAATCATAAAGTGCTACCTTTGGTTTTAAATCAAAGATAGCACTTTTTTTATGGCAACAACACAGACATTTCAGACCATTATTCGCCTCAATGCACAAGAGGCGAAAAACGAGATGGATGAACTCAAGAAGAAGGTAGACGAACTGAAGAGGAAAAAAGAGGCAGCTCTCAAAGACCCTACTACTCTTGTTAAGGACATCAATATTTTTGACAAGCAAATAAAGGCTGCTGAAGCCAGTCTGAAAGCTTATAGTTCTAATGTTTCCGCTACTGTTGATACTCTTAGTGACCTTTCATCGGCTTCACTTGGCGAGATAGAGAAGGCTGTACGAAATATAAAACGCGCAATGAAGGGTGTGACAGATCCAAAAACCTATAAGGATCTCAACGACCTTCTTACGCGGTGCCGTATCCGTATGGATGATATTAAGAAGGCAAGCACGTCGTCTATTGGTCAGTTCAATACGGACATGGCAGAGGCGAAACAAAGGGCTAAAGATGTTTTAGAGGAGAACCGTCTTATAGATGCCACTCTCAAAAATATCAGCGGTGCATCATTACGTGAGCTTGAGATCTCTCTTAAACTGGTCAATGAACAACTCAAAGATGCTGAGCATAATTCCGATGCATTCAAAGAGCTTTCTGATAAAGCTAAAAGGCTCAAAGCTGAGATTGCTGCTATCAACGATGAGCAGATGATGTCTAAAAGCAAATGGTCGAGGTTTGTTGATTTCTTCAATGTTAATTGGGGGGCTATAACGCAGGCCTTAGCTTCCATAACTGGTCTCTCCGTCGCTATACGCAAATGCTCTGTTGAATACGCTAAAATGGACGAAGAGATGGTCAATGTTATGAAATATACAGGTCTGGCGAAAGGTCAGGTGGAGCAACTTAATGAGTCGTTTAAGCGTATGGAGACTCGTACGCCACGTGAGAAACTTAATCAACTTGCCGGTGATGCTGGTCGTCTTGGTATAACAACGAAAGAAGCTGCCGCTGATTTCGTTGATGCTGGTGATAAGATAAATGTTGCTCTTGGTGACGACCTTGGTGATGATGCAGTAAAGAATGTTGCCAAACTTGCACAGATGTTTGGCGAGGATAAAACTAGGGGTTGCGAGGTGCTATGCTTGCAACGGGTTCTGTCGTAAATGAGCTTGCGCAAAGCAGCAGTGCATCGGCTGGGTATATGGTTGATTTTACTGCACGTCTTGCGGGTGTTGGCAAACAGGCAGGGCTTACACAGCAGCAGATTATGGCCTACGCTTCAGTTCTTGATCAAAATATGCAGCAGGACGAGGCGGCTGCTACTGCTATGCAAAACCTTATAGCTAAGATGTTTCAAGAGCCTGCTAAGTTTGCGGCGCTTGCAGGTAAGAGTGTCAAAGAGTTTTCTTCTCTTCTCAAGAATGATGCTAATGAGGCTCTTCTTCAGTTTTTCGGTGCAATGAAGAAACATGGCGGTTTCGATTCGCTCGCTCCTATGTTTGACCAAATGGGTTTGGACGGTTCGCGTTGTGTGGCTGTCTTCTCTGTTATGGCAGACAAGCTTGCCGATATTAAAACGGCTCAGGATATTGCTAATGAGGCATATTCTAAGGGTTCATCCGTTATCGATGAGTTTAATACTCAGATGACGTCCCAACAGGCACAGCTTGATATGGCGAAGAATAAATTTAATGATTTGAGCATAGAGCTTGGCAAGGAGCTGCAACCAGTTGTTAAATATACAATCAGCAGTACGGTACTTTTGGTTAAAGCACTATATAAGCTAATAATTTTTACAAAGAGTCATATTGCTACTCTCACTACAGTGGCTATCGCAATAGCTACTGTTACTGCGGCGTATAAGGCACAAGCTATTAAAATGGCGTTTCTCAGGGTTTTGATTAAGGCTAAACAAAAAGAAGATACTATAAGTATTGCTTTAGATAAGGCTAAGGTTGTTGTGGTTAAGTCTCTCACAGTTGCATATTACCTACTGACTGGCCAAGTTAAGAAAGCGAGAGCAGCTATGGTTGCTATGCGAGCAGCGAGTGTCGCCAATCCTTATGCAGCTGTACTAACCGTTATACTTGCTCTCGGTGCTGGTGTATACTATCTTGTTAAATCAATACGTGCGCACAATAAAGCAGCGTATGATAATTTGCTTGCTGTCAAAAAAATGCAAGCTGTACATAAGGATATGCTTGAAGCACAGAAAGATGTTAATCAGAGTACAGCAGAAGAGAGAACGAGAATCATACAACTAACAAATGTTATCAACTCAAATGTTTATAGCTACGACGAGAAGAAGAGAGCTATGATCGCTCTTGAGAAAATTGTGCCTGGTTATCATCGTAACTTGCACAATGAGGCTAAGTTAATGGAGTCAAACAACATCGCAGTTAAGAAGTATATTGATAATCTTAATAATTTGGCAATGGCTCAGGCTCTGTATAATAAGATGATAGAGTTACAGGGGCAGAAATTCGATCTCGATCAAGAGATTAAAAGACATAAGTTTTCAGCCAAAGCGGTTCGGGCTGAGATAGAACGACACTCAGATTACTATAATGCGACAGAGAATCAAACTGTTTATACAAGTTTCGGTATAATGGTGCCTACAGGTCAGAAAGTTGCAACTCGGGCTAATTCAGAGAAGCATAGTGAGCTGAAGCAGTGGCAAGATGCAGTCAAGGCTTCTGAACAGAGTGCTGCTATAGTAGAGGCTCGCATCAGGAATATCAATGTATATTTAAAAAGGAATGTTGATGTGGCCAAGCAATATAATGCCATAATGGCTAAGGGTGGTACAGACTCATCTACTGTGTCTCCCGATTGGAATCCTAATAATTCAAAAGTTGGTGATTATATTGACGCCAAAGAGGTTAAAAAGCGTGAAGCTGCAGCAAAGAAAAAAGTTCGTGAGATGAAAGCATCAACAAAAGCAGCTTATCAATCTGAGATAAAAGCCGCTAAGGACAAGACCGACCAAGAGCAGGCGAATAACATTTTTGCTTATTCTCAGGGTAAAAAGACATATACTGAGTATCTCGACGCTCAACACGATATTGCTATTAAAGGCTATGAGTCTCTTAAAGCTGTCTACAAGAAATATGGTACAGAGTACGGCCAGTGGCAGGAGAAGATTGCAGATGAGTGTCGCAAGCGTGAAGATGATCATTCTAAGGCCCTTGTCTCCGATATTGAACTTAACAGGCAGCGTGAGATTGAGGCTGCTAATCGTGATTTTAACGATTCTAACTCAGATATGTTCCGAGATGAAGAGGCGCTCAATGAGAGACTCTTTGAAATAGAAATGTCTTCTCTTGCTGACCGTATTGCTGCATTAAAAGAAGGGTCTCAACAATGGCTTGATGCACGTGCTGAGATGACACAACGAGAAAATGAATATCAGATTTACTTGCAGCAACACTATGCTGATTTACTTGAACGATACAAAGAGGAGTGGGCTGCGAAGGATATCAAAGAGCAGGAGCGAATAACGCTCAAGGGTCTCGACCTCCTGCATGAAAAAGGGTTGCTGAAGGAGATAGAGTATCAGGAGATGCTGAAGCAGATTAAACTGCGATACGCTGAACAAGAGGCTGAGCAGAGCTTACATAACTCAAAAAACGAACAGTTTAAACGTAATGCTCACTCTGCTTACAATACAGCGTCAAACAAGGCGCAAGCGTCCTGGTCTGACGAGCATCCAGATGGTACGGGCGTTACTGACTTTATTACCGTTGATTTTGATATTTACAAGTCTACGCTGGCCAATATCAAGTCGATGGAGAAGGAGGGTGTGATATCTCATCAGGAGGCTATGGCTGCTATGGGTGAGGCGACGGGTGGCATGTGTAATGGTCTTGTTGCTAAATTTCAGGCGGCTATGGACGCAGTCTCGCCGCTGATGAGCGCTATGTCCTCGTATTACTCAGCACAATCCGACTACGAGGTGACGGTCACGGAGAAAAAATATGAGAAGCTCATCGAGGCGGCGGGTAACAATACCGCTAAGACAAAAAAGCTCGAAGAGAAAAAGGAGAAAGAGGTGGCTAAGATTAAGACAAAATACGCTCGCAAACAGGCTGCTATGCAGGTCGCGCAAGCTATTGCTCAGACCGCTATATCTGCCATCGCCGCATATGGCTCTGCCATGCAGGGCGTGCCTTATCCCGCTAACATGGTGCTCGCTCCTATAGCGGCGGGCATTGCTGCAGCTGCGGGTGCCATCCAGATTGCTACAATCAAAAAACAACAGCAAGCTCAAGAGGCTGGCTATTATGAGGGCGGATTTACGGGTGGTCGAAGCTACCGCCGAGAGGCTGGTGTCGTACATGAGGGCGAGTTCGTGGCAAACCATCACGCCGTCAACAATAGCAACATCCTCCCGGCTTTACGGCTAATCGACGAGGCGCAGCGCAATAATACGGTGTCATCACTTACTGCAGCTGATATCTCTCGTTCTCTCGGTCAGGGTGGTGCTACGGTGGTTTCTGCCCCGTCGGTTACAGTCAATACTGACAACTCTGAGCTTAATGCCACACTCGGCGAGGCTCGTGATGTCATCGACCGCTTGTCACTCATACTCGCTGCCGGCATCGATGCTAAGGTTTATATCGACGGCCCGACTGGCGTGGCTAAGAACCTCGATGATTACAATAAACTCAAATCTCGTACATAAATATGATACATTGTACTGTTAACGGCAAGATAGCCGTGCCATCCTCTAACGACAAGATTAAGGTTACATATGCTAATCAGTTCATCGAGGATTCGGGGTCTTATACATATGATATAACGTTCCCGATGTCGATACACGCTAATCAAGTTATATTCGGCAACGTGCATCGTTTTGACGTGCACAAACCGACGACCGCCTTTGACGATTGTAAGCTGTTTGCTGACAACCGTCTGTTCGTGAGCGGCAAGGGTACAGTGACATCCGTCAGCGAATCTGCAGTTAAGCTGCAGATTGTTGGCGGTAAGTCACGTATTAAATACAACTCCAAATTTGAGCAGCATTATATCGATGATATTGATTATCCTGATGTTAAAATAACGTCAGGTATTGATGCTATGCGTTATAGTCAGATGGGCGTGACGTGTGTTGACTGCAGTACAAAACCGTCCATGGTGCTTGTTGACCTCACTAATGGCGTCAATGTCGGTCAGCCGGGTGTCGCTTTGTTTTATCCCATCTACGATGAGACGCATGACTGCATGTCAAACTATTTAGCTGCTGCAACGTTTGATAAGATAAAGCTTGATGGTTACACGCTCCCGGGTGGTACTGTGCCGTTTATGCGTATGCTTGCAGCTCAGCCGAATCTCCTCTATGTGCTGACATATATCCTCAATAGTGAGGGCTATACCGTCATGCGTAATGACTATGACTGCGCCCCATGGCGACGTCTCTACATCGCTTCCGCTCGTCGCTCATGCCTTATAAAGCATGCGCTGCCGCATTGGTCGGTCTATACGTTTCTTGAGGAGTTCCGCAAGCTGTTTAATGCATCGTTTGTTTTTGATGATGTGGCAATGACTGTCAGCATCATCGCTACTAATGAGCTTACAAACAACGAGGCGGTTAGTTATGACTGCCTCGATGAGTACTCTGCCGAATATGACGAGGACGGCTTGTCAAATCTCGCCACGTCAAATGTCGAGTACGACTTCGACGACTCAACCGAGCGTGACTGGCGTGAGTTTATCCCGTTGTCCGTTCTCAAACAATACCCTGTGCTGACTTATGATAATGCTGATGCTATGACAAATGCGGCGAGTGCTATGACGGTCAAAGAGCGCCGGAGCACAATATTTAAAGTCGGCTATACCTATTATATATGGGCTATGCTGCCGAAGGATGGTGATCCGGAGTCAAAGGATGAGACAGAGCAGCGCACATTATGCGGTTTGTTTAATCCGATAATGCGTGACAAAGAGAGTGATAATGTTGTTGACCTTAAAATGATTCCGGTCGCGATGAGTCAGCGTAAGCGCATACATAGCAAGATGCTCTTGCCATTTACTGACCGCATACCTAATAAAATAGTATGTATGCCGTCTATGTCGAATAACAAGGACACCTCGCTCGATAACATGACTGTTGACGATGACGGCGAGTATTATGTGTCTGTGCAGGATGCTATGCAGGGGGCTGACAATAGCTCTAACGAGGAGGATGCTGACGAGAAGATTAGGTTGATGTTTAGTGGTGATTGGGTGCGTGATCTTGAGAATGGGAAGGTTGTACGAGGTGGTACGTTCGGCAAAGATAATACTTATACAAGATACCCCATTTGTCTGACTGATAGCAGAATGTATCCTAAGTTGACGGGTATTGGCGAGGATGTGTCGCTATCTCTTGAGCGGATGCCTTATAACAATAATGTTAAGGTCGAGATAGACACACACAACCTCTATTGCGTCAAGTTCGTGACCGATGACATACCGGAACCTTCTAAAATCTACATCTTCCACAACCGCAGATTTGTCTGTCAGAAGATAGAAATGGACGTGTCCAACGACGGTATCGGTAAACTTAAGACCGGCTACTTCTACGAGATGTTATAGCTCGCCATTAAAGTGCTTTGTCGCTTCGTTTGCGACCTTCGCACTCTTGAGATATTTGTTTGTTACTGATATGTCGGTATGGCGTGCCTGGTCTCGTGCTACGACGATACCTTCAGCGTTAGCGAGGTCACGTATGCCGCTATCCTTGAGACTGTAGAACTGGTATGTGTGCGGAAATTTCAAGGCTTTCCGCACACGGGCCCACTCTTGCCTGATGCGGTTGACCGCTAACGGTTCCGCTCCAGGCGTGAGGTCCTTGCCGAATAGATAGTCTGAGGACGGGTGACTGAAAACACCCTGATCGATCATCACCTTCAGCAGCTTGTCGTTAAGGGCGACAGGCTGCTCTTTTCGATTTTTAGATACCTCTGCCGGTATTGTTATGCACTGATCTTTGATAGATATGTAGCCGATGCGGATGTGGCGCAGCTCTTCAGGTCTGATAAATGTGTAGTATTCCATCATGCACGCAAGATAAAATGCCGGCTTTTTCTCTTGCGTGTATTCCTTCAGCTTGTTCAGATCCTCGTGTTTCATGTTGTCACGATACTTCTCCTCCTCCTTCATCGTTTTTATCTCCTCGATAAAGTTAGCGGTGATATATTGACGGCCAACGAGCCAAGTACAAAATGTTGAGAGCCACGTGCGATAGTTGTTGCGCGTCTTGGCTGACCGCTCCTTGTCAAAAACAATATAGTCTAAAAAATCAACTACGAGAGTCTTGTTAAACTGGTATACATACTTAATAGAGGCCTTTGACTCATCCAAGTAGGCTAACAGACCCGACAGTCTGCTGAGATAATCCGTCGCTGTCTTGCTCTTGAGCAGACCTTTGCTTGCAGATACATTGACATAATCTGTGTATCGGTTGACGATAGTCTGCCATTGAGTGTAGCTCCGAGCTTTGTCATTATTGATAAACGGGTTCCAGCCAGCCATCAGCAGCTGCGTGAGGTTGTTGATCAGCACTGAGGCTAAGTGCTTGCGCTCCTTCTTCGGGTATCTGTCAAGCATGTATTTCTTTCGCTTCAGCCCGTCAATTGTCGGGTCGTATGCGAAAAAGTCTACATACCAGTTTTTGGTCATATGTAGCCGTGGAAGGGTATAACCTATTATATCTCTTGCTGATCGTGGTTTTTTGGCGGATTTGCACATTTTTTTACATTGTTTGTCTGACGACAACCAATGTTATTAAGGCTCAAATAATATTGTTGTGTTTTTAACAATCTGCATTTCCTTATGCAAATAAC